GTATGGCAATATAGTAGAAGAATTTTTAAACAATGCTCCGCAATCAAGAAATGCTTTTATACAACTGTTTACTACATATATCAATAAGAAAATAGTAGAGGGTAATTTAAGTAATTTAGTAAATGGGTTTTTTGAGTATTTTAAAAATAGACCAATGACCGAACCAATGCGTAAAAAACTATCAGAATATTTCACTAGTAATCAAGAAGCTATTGTTGGTGCTTTTAGTATATGGATAGCGTTATATAATTTAAAAATGAGTTTAGTAAATCAATTAAACAAAGCAGCAGAAACTAGTCCAGTTAAAGGGTATTTACAAAATGGCCAACAAACACAAGAAGGTTTTGTTAGTCAAGGATTAAAATTTGTGGATCGTATGGGTTTTAGTCGTCAGAACCTCCAGGGGCGCTGAACAATTTCCATCCTTTATAACTTTTTCTGTCACGCCTTGCCAGTGCAGAAGTGTGTCCTTGACCTAGATTATATTTTTTTCTTAGTTCCCACTGAGTGCAGTGCTCTTCGGTGCCATTAATGTGAATGAAATGGTATATCTTATGATCATATCTACTATTACTTTTGCTTTTGAATTCTTTATAGTCTACATTTTTGTTTTTATACAATCTCCATCCATTATATACAATCCAATTTCCATGAATTAATGTGTGCAGATTTCCAGGGGATAAATTAAATTCTTTGATGAATTCCTGCCTGGTAAATATCCTTTCTATACCACTTTCGTGAATGAAATGGTATTTAGTATGATCATATCCAGGATGTTCAGAACCTAACTTTGGAGGTGTCCATCCATGCTCACCGAGTTCTGGTTTTAAATTAGCCCATTCGTTACTTCGTACAATATTCCATAAATTAGAATAATATTTGCCCCATCTCTCTATGTCTGTCATAGTCTCACATTCTCGGAGAATTTCCGTAGTTACGTCATACCCATGTTTAGCAATATGTAGTCTCCAATACTTACCTGAACCTTGATACGAATAGGGGTCTTGTTTTTTTGTTTGGCCTAGATATTTGAGACCAGTTAGATTGTGAGTTTTTTTGTATAGATAAATAGTCATGCTGATGCTCCTCTTTAGCATTAGAGTAGTTGGGAATTCCCGTTCCGCGAACTACACTTTTATTTATACCAAACCCAACTTTTTTGCCATTTGGAATAAATAAAATTATGAGCAGTATGCTCAACTAACATAAGGAATTTGAAAAATGGCACAATTTACAAGAGTTAATGGCGACTTTAAGCCACTAATGAACTATGATGCAGACGCATACACCAACACAGGCGTAAATGCAGTAACATCAGCAGCAACAGTACAACCACAAGGTCCAAAGTTACAATTTGGTACAATTACATTTACTGGTGCAGCTACACCAAGTGGTGCAGATATCCTAACAACAATCAACACCATTCAGCAATTGGCAACTGTATATATCTATGAATTTACAGAAGTTGGTGGAAATACAGATACATTAGCAGTAGCAGTTTATCCTGTTAATGCTTGGGATTTCACAAACGGTGGTAACTTAGACGCAGCATTGACAACTGCACTTGGTTATGCTGTTACAACAGCGGCTTCAGCAACATTTACAAACTAATTTTAGTTTGATTTTAAATATAACCCGAGATTTTTATCTCGGGTTTTTTATTGCTTAAATAGTTTATGTTACATAAAATCACATGTCATATAATGTTTGATATAACTTATACTGGAATTCGTCAGCGATCAAAAGTTCCTGAAGGAGTTAATGTAGATAATTTTATATACCAACGGAACACACAAAATAACTTTGACACTGTACTTCAGGTAATATCATTACGTTCACAACCTGAAATACTAACCAATCCAGTTATAAATATAATTAATTTAAATGATTTTGATTATTTTGGATTTATGTACACTGATGAAAGTGTACAGGTTTGGTCATTTGATTTTCAAGTACAACATTCTAATGTATTTGATGATGGTAATAATGCATTTGGTTATCTATATAATGATTTTAATGGAATACCTTTAATATTATGTGGTAAAGAATATAATAAACTTACCAATTTTATTGAAGTTTATCCTGAAACTAAAAATATACATTTTACATTATGTTAAACACACAAAAAAAAATTGAAACATTTGTTACGAAAGAGTTTAATCAAGAACTTAAAAATTATACCATTTTTAAAGAAGACCATAACACATATTTACTATTTGATAAATTCAAAGTATATAAAAATAAAAATGGGTTTACAGTAAGTTATTGTAGGATATCAGAAAGTTATTTTTTTTGTGATATAAGGAATGCCATTACTTTTTGTATTTTTGAAAACTTTAATAATTATGTAGATGCAAATAGAATGAAAGATTTAGATAGGATCTTATCTGACATAGATTTTAGTAATAATCTTCAAAACAAACTTATTAAAAAAAGCAAAACTAAAGAACAAAAACTATTACATCATATTAAGTTAAATGAAGGGTTACATAGAAAAAAGTTCGCAGTAGAAGAATTGGAAAAATTAATAAATATATCAAGAACCCTTTTAGACAAAAAGTTTCGTGTTGTTTAAAAGACGTTTGTGATAAATACATGAATAATACGGAATAATCATATGAAACTATACGATTTAGAAACCAAAAAGTTTGCAAGTAAAGCATTAAAAGAAAACTTTGACTTTGAATTTAATCCAACAAAGTTGAATAAGAATGCAACACAAACTATGTTGGCTAAGGTAAAAAAGGTCATTGCTGAGACCAGACAAAGTGCTGGTTTTCAAAAACAACAAACTAACCATAGTTATTTAAAGTTGTTATTTATGGAGCAAGCTTTAAAAGATCATTACCGTGAATTATTAGCTAAACATAAGTCACGAATAGTGTTTGAAAATGAAGAAGTTGAGAAATCCCAAGTAATTTTAGCTGCACAAGATATGGTTGATAGCATTCAAAAAATGTTGGAAGATGTTGGACAAATGCAGGTAAAAGAATTACCTGCATTAGTTAGTAGTATTGAAAGTGAAATGGATGCACAAAAAGCACAGACATTTAATGATTCAGTAAGTCAGCAATTAACTACGTTAAGTGAAGCTTTAAAAGCTAGTTATGACGGTGTAAAGGGTTCATTAAATGCACTAACTGGTATGGGCGGTGATGCAATGGCAGCATTTGATACAGGTGCCGAAGCAGCAGCAGATTTAGGAGCGGAAGCAGGAGCTGAGATGGGAACAGATGTGGCATCAGGCGCAGACGCTATGGCGAATGTCCCTCCTGAAGAACCAGAAATGCCTCCAGTAGCAGGAGCTGGTAGACCAAAGAGATAATTATGCTCTTATGGGAGTTTGAAAATAATTTGGTTACTAAAATTGTAACGGTAGTAGACCAACTTAAGTCAGATTTAGATAATGGGAAAATCCAAGGCAACTGGACCTTGGATCAACTATTGAATTATTTTCAAGATTATGATATTATATTAGATCCTCAAGACTTATACAATATGATACAAAAAGAACCAATGAAAAAAGTTATTGCAAATATACAAGGCGATGAAGTAATATTCAAAAATAATGATTTAGCAAATAATCCTGAAACTCCAACCGATCAAAATGAAAAGGTTGTAAAACAAATGGCACAACGAGCAACCAATATATGATAAGTGTAACAGAAAAGGCAGCACAATCAATAAAGCATAAATTAACAAAACGTGGTAAAGGAACAGGCATAAGAGTTGGAGTAAAAACAACTGGTTGTTCAGGTTTGGCTTATGTTTTAGAATTTGTTGATAAACCTGACATTAATGATAGTCATGTAGAGTGTAATGGATGTTTAATATATATTGATCCTAAAAGTTGTCCATATATAGAAGGCATGACAATTGATTATGTCAAAAAAGGATTAAATGAAGGTTTTGAGTTTATTAATCCTAAAGAAAAAGATCGTTGTGGCTGTGGCGAAAGTTTTACAGTTTGAAGTATTTACCTAACAAATTTCCATATACCGAACTAAAACGTGAACAAGTAAATGGTTCACGTAAATATGTAACCCCAGATGGTTATAAAGTACCTAGTGTTACTACTGTTTTAGATGCTACTAAATCAGAAGAAAGTAAAAAAGCATTACATGAATGGCGTAAACGTGTAGGCGAAAAGAGGGCACAAGAAATAACAACTGAAGCTGCAGGACGTGGTACACGTATGCACAAGTGGTTAGAAAATTATATAAAAACTGGAACAATCGGAGATCCTGGAACAAATCCTTATAGTATACAGAGTCATCAAATGGCTCAATCAATTATCAATCAAGGGTTAATTAAATGTAATGAATTTTGGGGTACTGAAGTAAGTTTGTATTTTCCAAAAGTTTATGCAGGTACAACTGACTTAGTTGGAGTACATGATGGTGTTGACGCTATTATGGATCACAAACAATCAAACAAATTTAAAAAACGTGAATGGATTGAGGATTATTTTTTACAATTAGCAGCATATGCTACAGCACACAATGAAGTACACAATACAAAAATACAAAAAGGTGTTATTTTCATGTGCACTGCTGATAATGTCTATCAAGAATTCATTATAGAAGGCCTTGAATTTGAAACATATGTACAAAAATGGTATAGAAGACTAGAAACTTACTATTCCAAGTTCATATAAAGTTAGATAAATAGACATAGTAACCTTTAGAGAAACTATGGCTATAATTCAAATTTCAAAAATACAACAAAGATCAGGTAATTTAGTTGATCTTCCACAATTAGATGAAGCAGAATTTGGTTTTGCCTCAGATGCCAAAAAGCTTTATATTGGTAAAACGACTCCAAATGAAAATATTGAAATACTTACTAGTTATTCAAGTATTAACTTTGATGCATTACAAGGAAGTTATGGTAACTTAAATATTAATCCATTAACTGCACAGAATGGTCAAGTATTAACCTTTGATGGCGCTGATTGGGTTAATCGTGGAGGTAGCTCAGGAGGTATAATAAATTTAGGTGATGTTAGTAATGTAAAAATTGATGGAGGGGCTATTGGTTATATTTTAGAAACTGATGGCACAGGAAACTTAAGCTGGGGGCCTAAGGGAACTATAATAGCTTATATTGAAAATGTTGTTCCTGCATTAATTCCAACTAATCAAACTCTTGCAACTGCAACTACAACTGGCACAGATATAATTACAGTAGGTAATTCAAGTGGATATAGTGCCAATGCCCCAGTTACTTTTTCTGGAACTGGGTTCGGTGGAATTACGTCAGGTACATTATATTATATAAATTTTGTACCATCAAGTACTGGTATTACTATTACTACTACACCTGGTGGAAGTAATTTGGCATTGTCAACTGCAACAGGTACATTGACATTAAATATAGTAGGAACAATTTTAACTACAACAGAAAATAACTTTTTATCAGAAGGGTCAGAAGTAACTATTACTGACGCTGTTGGAATGACAGAATTAAATGGTAATACTTACTATATTGATTTATTAACTTCAAATTCATTTGCGCTTTTTACTAATCCTGGACTTACTACACCACTTTATTCTAATTCGTATAGCCCATATGCATATACTGGATTAATTGAATCATTTAATTCAAACTATGCTATTGAAGTAACTGATTCATCACTATTTAACTTAAATGAGCCTGTAAGATTTGTTGGTAGTTTAGGAAATAGTGATTTAGAAACAAATACTACATATTATGTAAATGCATTGCCATCATCCACTACAATGAAAGTTTCAGCAACTATTGTAAATGGTGTGGCGGGCAACGCATATCCAGTTCAAGATGAACTATTTGCAGGTGCAAGTGTTTATGTAGAAGGTGGGAGAGTTATCTCACCGGTTGGTGGATCACAAGGTACTGTTGCTTCAGGTTCTAATACCACAATTCAATACAACAATAATAATTTATTAGATGGAGATGCTGGATTAACTTGGAATTTTGGGGTGTCTCCTAGAGTTTTAGCAGTTACAGGTAATGCCAATGTTAGTGGTAATATTAATTCAGGAACAAGTGTTATAAGTCCTATTCTTGTTAGCAATGTTGCTACTGGCACTGCCCCATTTACAGTAACTAGTACAACCAGGGTAGCAAATCTTAATGTTGCACGAGCTAATGTAAGTGATTATAGTAATGTTTTGTCTTTGGCTAGTGGAACTGGATAC